CAGACGACTGCGGCTGATGGCACGTTGGTGGACTACATTGACGTAACGGTAAGCGGCACGGCATTGGCTTCGGGTAATTTTAATTTGCGGCCTGAACCTGTGACTTCAACTGTCAGCGGTAATTTGTTATTTGCCTCAGGGATGACGTACACGGCCAGTTTCTATATGTCTTTATTGTCAGGTTCGGTTTCGGGAGTTAGTCCTAACTATCAAATTCAAGAAGTTTCAGGAACCACATTTGTGGCTGGCACTTCATTAGATTTATCGGCGATTACATCAAATCTTACAAGGTATAGTCTTACGAGAACGCTTGTAGGCACAGGCGGTGCTGATAGAATTAGAACGCGCTATGGACACGCCATAGCAAGCGGTCAGGTGTTGAACTACACGATTCGCATAGCATCTCCGCAGTTGGAGAAGGGTAGTGTTGCTACGACTGTCATCCGAACGGCAAGTGGATTTGTGAGCGTTGATATGCTTGGAGTGGCGAGAGATGGCGCACCGCCTGACTTCACCTTCACGAGAGCGACCACCGCCACGCGGGTGAATGCGAGTGGCTTGATTGAATCGGTGGCTTCGGGATTGCTTCGCTTGGATTACCCAGTCACAGGCGGTTGCCCTGCGGCGTTGATTGAGCCTGCGGCGACGAATTTTGCACGGAATGTGCAATTTATGACTCAGGTAGATACACCCGCAGTGTCGGGTGGAATGACGATAACAACAGGAAGCACGGATTTTCAGGCGCCTGATGGAACAAGCGGAAGTATAACCAAGTACGTTGGTGGTGCGGCATCTGGGATTTCGCAATTTGCATATGACGGAACTGGCTATACTGTTACTGCGGCAGGTCAGCACACGTTTAGTTTATTTGTAAAAGCAGGTTCAAGTAATCCTGCCAATTTTATTCGTTTGCGTTTTGCTGGATGGACAAGCGCAACTGGAACATCCGACACATATTTTAGCCTTGCCAGCGGCACAGCTTTAACAGCAGGTGCAAGTATTCAAAATTATGGTAATGGTTGGTATCGACTTATTTCAGCACCATATACTATTGCATCAGGTGATTTACAAGGTTTGGTAACAATAAGTTTAGCAGAAGCGGACAATGACGTTTCTTGGCCCGCATCAGGCGCACTTAACCTAACCGCTTACATTTGGGGCGCACAACTCGAACTTGGTGCAGTACCAACGTCATTCATCCCAACGACAACAGGCTCGGCAACCCGCAACGCGGATGTTTGCTCCGTGTCGGGGGTATCGGGGTATATCGGGCAAACTGAAGGCACGATTTATTGGGATATTGCTGCTGTTGGAGGCGTTCTTACTGGCACAGGAAATCCTGAGCTTGGTGTTAGAAATGAAGCATTCACTAATTGGATAGGACTTACTTCTAATGGTTTATCCTTCCCTTTCAGAATTACTGCTCGGACAACGGTGGGGGTCTCTCTAATAAATTATCAAGCAAACATTGCATCGGGTAAAGCGGCACTCGCTTGGAGTTCGGCTGGATTGGTTTTATATGTAAACGGAGTTTCAGTAGCCACAAGCGCAACAAATCCAAACTTCTCTTTTAGTAGGGCCACTATTGTTAACACATCCACAATGCCGTTTAAGGCTAACGCTTTTGCCATCTACACCACAAGGCTATCGAATGAACAGCTCGAATCAATCACCCGACTAACGTAATGGCTACCTTCCGAAAGTACAAATGGAACACAAAAGCCGAATTCGAGGCTTTCTATCAACTATCGCAACCCGATGCCACCTGCGTGGAGTTGGGCGACATCGACAACACCTACTGCGTGGACTTGCTGTGGGATGACCAACCCGCACCCGATTGGGAGCAATACGAAACGTGGCCGAGCCCAGTGGGCGTGCATACATACCTTGGCTGGGATGAGGCCTATACAAACGACTATAATGAGCGAAAAAACGCTAATTAGAGGCTTATTATATTTGTGCCGTTAAAAAGATAGACAATGAACTCTTTTGAAGAAATACGGCAACATCTAATGTCTTTAGGGATAAACTTAGGCTTAGCCATAAGTGGTTTCTTCGGCTCTCTTTTAATACTCGGAAGGGCTAAGGATTGGAGGCAGAGGTTACTCGCTGTATGTGCAGGTACTCTATCTGCTACCTACCTCACTCCGATTGCTATGGACATAGTAGAACTCGGGATTGATGGAGCAGAACACGGATTTGCCTTTATACTCGGCTACTCTGGACTTACCGTAGTTGAGTACATTGAGAAAAAATACATCGACAAAATTAAATCTAAGACAGATGCCACTAACGAAAGCCAAGGGTAAGGGGGGAATGCGTAAGGCGGTAGCCGCCAATATCTCCGAACTAACGAAAGCCAACAAGGAAAAGCCTATGGGCAAGAAAAGGAGTAGGAAGCAGATAGCTGCTATCGCCTACTCCGCTGCTCGTAAACGGAAATGAAAGACCAAGCCTATCGGATTATCCTTGCCTTAGCCATCTTGCTTTGGGTGTACTGGCTATATTCCGATTACACAAAAAAGACCGAAGAGAAAGTTCGCTCCGAAGAAGCCTCTGCCTACCAAGAAGAGGTCAAAAAGAAGGATATTCAAATTAAGCGTTTAGAGGCTCGTAGAGACACGATTAGGGATACGATGGTAGTAGTACAGCAGAGGTGGAGAGAACGCATCGTAGAAGTGCTAAAAACCGCTAAAAACGACACGATAGAAGTTCCTGTTTACCTGCCCATGCAATTAGACTCGTGTAGGGAGGTTGGTTTATTGGCTATGGAGCGTTTGGAGCTTGCTGAAATTCAGATACGGACTTATAGGGATTCGGATACCTTGGCTTCTATGCGGATAGCGACTTTGGAGGAGCAGTTGAGTGAGTGTGCTCGTAGGAGTGAGCGTAGGAGGAAGGTTTTGAATACGGCACTCAAAGTGGGTGCTGGGGCGGCTTTAATTATAGCCATCCAATAATCATAGGAACAGAATATCGTTTATATCTATTCCATTCGACTCTATGATTGAGCGGATGTTATCCCTCCATTCTATGTCTTGGTTGCCTTCTGCGAGGCTATAAAGCTCTTGTAGGGCTGTTGCCAATGCATCTGCCTTGATAGCCCTTCGGAAGATTAGGGATTCCCCTAAATCGCTCAAATCGAACTCTAATGTGGCTTTAGCCATAATGTTTATTTAGTAGTGCTGATACAAATCTACCTACTTTTCAGCCTTAATCTTCTCGATATATACCACTGCATCCATCAACTCCTCTTGCAGATGCTGAATCCACTCGGCAAAGGTCAGGTCATCGCGTTCCATTGTCGTGCCGTACTTCCGCTTGCCCTGTTCCGCTCTTGTCCGAAATTGGTCAATAACTGATTCGACTATCTTATCGCTCATGCAAACAAAAATTGGTGCAGTTCTTCCACCGTGCGGCAAATCTCTTTCCCATCCTTATCCCACATCTGCAAGTCCTTACGCCTGCCAAAATCCTTCTCGTACATCCACCAAGTAAGGCATTCGTACTGCTCTTCATTAAATACGTGCTTCAACAGCAGTTCGATGACTTCTTGTGCGCTCTCTCTAAATTCGGTCAGGTCGATGCCGAGTTTGTAAGCCTCCCGCGTTCTTTCGTTGTCCGCATCTATCAGGTTCAGCAGGTGCGTTAGTTCAGGTAGGGTCATAGGTTGTCTTTTATAAAAACGCCATCTACTTTTTTGCCAGTACGACCTTTAATCTCATCATAGGCTACTTCAAGGGCATCCACCAATGAAACATTCCTTTGCTCGGCAAGTATGATTAGGGTTACTAAAACATCTCCGAAGGCATCAATTTCCTCTGCTCTTTTGCCCTTGGCGATAGCACCGCATAGCTCTCCAAGTTCTTCCACCACTTTAAGCATTTGCTTGGGGGCGTTTTCGTAGTCGAGCAGTCCTTTATCGTCTGCCCATTGAACTACATTTTCTTTTAGTTGTTCGAAGTTCATATTATTGGTTTTTAATGATTTCCATTACTGATAGCATCCCCACTTCTAAACTCTCCCCATCCCCTTGATTGAGAAGGAAGTCGGTTATTTCTGCATGTTGAGCCGAGGTTACTTTTAAGATTATCTTCTTGTTAGGCTTGTCGTTCTCGTTTGGCTCATCCTCCCCAGAGTTGTAGTTCAAGTCCTCGAACTTCTCCAAGGTGTTCCATAGGTCTAATCCCATAGCCTCGAGCATCTCTTGCTCCCAATCGTTCGCCAATAGGTCATAGTCGTATGAGCCGAAGGATGCGTTATCGAGAAGGACTATCTTTTTAAGCGTTTCTACGCTCGTAGAGGCATCCAAAATCTTACAAGGTACACTTGCTATCCCCAAGTCTTTGAGTGCGTATAAGCGCATATTTCCGCCTATTACGATATACATCTGCTGAGAGGGGTTATCGCCTTTCTCTTTGAATGGGAATACAACGAGTTCCTTGATTTTAAGCATTTCAGGGTTGTCCTCTATGCTCTTTTTGAGCTTATCGAACTTCTCGTCTTTGATGTGCCTTGGGTTCTTGGGCAGTCCCTCGATTTGTCCGAGGTTGTTTCTGAGTTGATAGACCATTAAGGTCTTAGTTTCTTTGAGCATATTAGGGCAAACTTATCTCTCCGTAAAAGGGCTTCTTATCCGCGCTCTTATCGCCACGACAAGACCATAGGGCACGAGCAAACCAATTGGGGGAATGTGTTTCGCTCTTAATACCTGCACTACGAGCGCAGTAGTTATCGCCCTTTGGTGTTCCTGGGGCTATCGTGTACCCTTGTGCTCCAAAGTGAACAGTCTTATCCCCTTTGGTAGCTGTGTACTTCTTCCCTTTGGCAGTTGAACGGGTTATCTGCCACCCTCTGAACTCAGGCATATCGGTTGGTTTTATTTGAGCAAATATCGAGAAACAAACTCATCACACTGCTTTTGGTTTCGAAGGATAAGGCATCCCTCAAATCTATCTCCGTACTGGTGAAGAAAAAGCTTCCACTTAATCTTCCCATCGGCAGTAAAAAATCCCTTCGTTTCCACCGCGTACCGCCCATCCACTACAAAGTCAAGTTTGTAGGCTATCTGCCTAATCAAATCTCCCTTGTAGCGGAAGGAGGGCATAAGTACATGGCTCACCTGCTGATGATACGAGATGTTAAGCATATCGAGCCTCCTCTTCAAATAAGACTCAAGTTTGCTGTCCGACCTCGTACCATCGGCTTCGAGGATTTTCTTGTTCCCGAATTTAGAACGGGAGGTCGTCTGATTGAGGAGTTTGATAGCCTCCGCTTGGGTTATTTTCTCCGTAACCGGTCGGTCTCCAATCGTTAAGGATTGCGTTGTGGCTGCCGAACTTGTCCGGCTCGGTCTTCGGCCATAAATTGATTTTGACGTACCCTTTGACATCCGTGTTGGCTTTAATAAATTCGATAAACTTATCGGCTTTAATGTTCAAGTCGGTAATTTTTAGGTTCTTAACGTACTTTTCATTGACATAAAGACCTTGGGCGTAAACAATCGGTTTTTTACTCATCTGTTTTTTGTTTATATGATTTAGTGTATGGGTTGAATCTTTTTGGTTCTATTTTCGAAATAAGCTTTCTTACTGCCATATTTCCTTTTCCTTTTCCGCTTAGGTCTATATCTCCGTATTTGACCATGAAATACTTCTCGCCAGTCCAAAAACATCTTCTTGGTATTACATAGTTCTCATATCCGGAGGTATATGCCCTCATGATTTGACTCTTAAAGATTTTTTGGCACTTTCTGAGCTGCATGATGATATCATTCTTCTTAATCTCGTCTGGTTGAGAAACTATAAATTCATAGAAAAGCTCAAAGGCAGACTTAGCGACTACTTTCTCTTTCATAAGTGTTCATAGAATTTATTTCAACGACTTCTGCTAAAATTTCTTCTGCAATTTTAACGGCTTTCTTGTATTGATTGAATATTCCGAA